TAAAAAACCATAAACAAATTACTTCTTTGTCTTTGTCAAACTCTATTAAATCTTTATAAAATTTATAATCTACTTTATATTTTTCGTAAAAATCTTTCCAAACTTGATGTTCTAAATTATTTTGATTTTCGTAAAGTCTATCGTACTCGGCAAGTTTTACTATGCCTGATGCATATATAAATTCAACAGGTTCTTTACGTAGGTGTGCTTTTCTTAATTTGTCCCAATTCATTATGATGAAAAGAGATTTATAAGTTCTTTCTTCCAATCATCGCCGTATTCACAATCACGGTATCCATCAAACCACGGACCACCCGATGTGTAATGCAATATTTTAGGAGTACCGTCTTTTGGTTCTTCGTACCAACCAACTAGCCAATTGTACTCTAATGGTAAAGACCCAATCTCATTATCCTCCAACCAACTAAATCTGTGTAAAAATTTTGGAGATTCTGTGTTTAATAATTCAGGTGTTAATATTTTATTTTTTGGATGTTCGCAGTTCCAAAGTACCATACTGCTCCAATTTTTTCTTAGATATACAGTTTGCATTTGCCCATCCATTTTAGTTGATTCTTTTGGTTTGTAATCGTGTTGTACACAAACAACTGCTTTAGAATTATCGCAATATTTTATTAGTTCATGTGAAGGTATTTTCCACAAAAAATCACAGTCACAAAATACTGCCCAGCCTTTGTAATCATTTAGGTATGGCACAAAAAATCTTGTAAATGTAAATTCAGTTGTAGCAAGTTTATCTACTGCTCTTGTATAAATTCCTTGCTCTCTCATTTGTCTTTGTTTTAAAGCAATAACTTCTGCAGATGGATCTCTTCTTTTTATACTGTGTTCGCAAACTTGATATGCTATGTCTTCTCTACTATCGTGACCTACGTATATTTTCATTTTACTAATATTTTGTGTATTTGTTCCCAATTATTTACTCTGGTAATTTCAGAGTGGTTAAAGTCTCGGTTATAAGGATGGTCGTATAATAATACTTTTAATCCATAATTTAACCCTACTTGAGCATTTTTTGGTTTATCTTCAACCCAATATAATCCTGTTCCGTGAAATTCTGCAAGTGCATTATCTTTATCGGAACCTGTATCAAGTATATGATAGTTGTAAAAAACATCGCCAAATAATTCAGTTAGTCTTCTTTTACGTATTTGTTGTGCTGGAATATCAGATGTTTGTGATGTTATAGGTATAAATGTCCAACCTTCTGCGTGTAATAATTTTACCCAAGTTTGTGAGCCGGGCATAGGCGGTTGTGTTGCCATCCAAGCACTTTTATTAAATTCTCTAATTTCTTTTCTTACTTCTGTTTTAGTCAAGCCAAACCTTTCTGCCATTTCGTAAGTATTTTCTTTATTATCTAATAATTTATATGGATAAATTTTTTTGCCAACATACCCTTCTCCAACCGGGGTTTCAAAGTAAGAACGTTGTAACATCCATTCAGTAAAATGGTTCTCCCATTCTAGTAGTACTCCGTCTACGTCTGTAAGTATTATTCTATTTGATATTGGCATCTTCCATACCCGCTACTCGCAGTTTAACAATGTTTGTAATTTGCCATTGTTTTTGGTCTAATCCTTTGGTAATGCCCAACCATTGATTTCTTAAAAGTGCAAATTCGTTTATAATTTTATCCATGTCAACTACATCTTGTTCACCGTCAACATATTTTTCAGCATCTCTACTTGATAATGCTCTATTATAATTTTCTAAAAATTTTTTAAATGCTTTTGATCTTGTTCTACGTAATTCAATATTAAGGTACTCAAGTATTGCTTCAATTTGTTGTAATTGATTAAATCTATGTTCAACTATACCAGGCAATGCCGCTGATGCTTTTTCCAAATTGCCATATATTCTAACTTCTTTTTTTGCGTTTTGTAATTCAGTATCAAAATAATTGATACAATCAGGAATTTTGTCTAAGTTTCTTGCTACTTCACTATACCAATTAGTCATCTTCATACCGATCGTTGAACTCGTCTACTTCCTCTTCCTCCACAAAAACTGTACTCACCGCTTCTTCTAACCTTGGATCGTACTCTCCAATTGCTTTAATTTCACTTTCTTCAACTCCCATACTTTCAAGAGTTTTTACAAAGTCAACTGCGGCGTCTAATTTTTGTTTTTCAGGAATAAAGTGTACAACTGAGTCCCATATACGTTCGATATCATCGTGTGTCATTTCTACCATTATTCTGCCTTGGGTTGATCATCTTGTGATGATGCTGTAGATAATTTATCAAAATCATCCATTAGCATATCCAATTTGGCTCCAATCCAGGCTTTTCTAAACTCGATATGTTCTTTTCCTTTACTATCGACGTATTTTAGTCTATTACCAGTTTGTACTAGTATTCCTTTTTTCTCAAACAAGTCTACTAAACCGCTATAAGGATCCATTCCGGTTTCGTAAGGAATTTTAACTTGTACACTTTCGAACGGTTTAGCAAATCTAGTTTTCATTACTTTACAAGCGGCTCTAATACCTCTTATGTCTGTAACTTTATTACCCTTTTCGTCTTCTTTAAGTTTTAATTTTTTCATTGCAATTACAATTGAACTTGCATATATAAATCCTTGTCCACCTGATATCTTATCATCAGGATCAAACATATCTTGTGATGCGTATGTGTGATTGGTTGCTATAAGTCCTACGTTCCAACTACCAAACATATTAACGCAGTTTCTTACAAGTGCTGTTAATGCCTTAGGTTTTCTACCCAAGTCACCTTTCATTTCACCTTTTTCAAACTGATCAACATCAGTTGGTGTTAGCAACATACCCAAACTATCAATTACAATTAATACTTTAGGTGCATTTTCTTTATCTTCACCGTGTTCATCTTTATAACCTTTCATAAAATCTGAAACTGTTCTTGCAACATCGTCCACCATAGATAAACTTAATCTTAAAAGTTTCTTTTCGTCAGTATCTACGCCAAGTGCTTCTAGCCACGATTGGTCTAATGCGTTCTCAGAGTCTATTAGTATAACATAAATGCCTTGTTTTTGTGCTTCTTTAACAATGTTGCCTGATGCTATAAAACTTTTACCTGAACCAGACTCTCCTGCAAGTACTGTAACCTTGCCTAACGGAATACCTCTATTAAAGTCTCCACTTATTAAATAATTTAAAGCATAGTTTCCTGTGCTTATCCAATCGGTAGGATCGTTAAACCCAATACCTAAACCCGAAATTGATTTCGTAATACTCTTACGAAATTTTGTTACATCAAATGGTCTTGTCATATTTTTTCTATATTAAAATCCAAAGGATTATTACAGCAATTAATACCCAAGCAGGTATTTGTTTGTATAATATCCAATCAATTATTTTTTTTATTTCGTTTTTCATATTTTCCTTATTATAATACACAAGGCCTCACCTGTCAATATGTAAGGCCTTGGTAAAATGTCAGATTACTTCGCTTGTCTTGATCTTATAAGTTTCAAGATATCTTCTGCTCTCTTGGCACTATCACCTGCTGGTTGTTGTGCTGGTTGAGCCGCTGGTGCTGGTTGTGCTTCAGTTTTAACTTCAGCATTTACCGGATCAGCAGTCTTTTCCACTGGAGCAGGTCTATCTGCTCTTGGTACAGATACTTGATTTGCATAACTACCTGCAGGTCTAAAGTATTGTCCATATTTGTCAAGATCATAAGCCTCACCATCAACAGATTTTTCAAATAATTCTTTGATTATTTTTACTTCTGCTTCAGATGGTTCTTTTGGTCTAAAGTCACCTAGGTTATGTAAACCAAACTTATCAATTGCAGATCTTTCTGCTTCGTCTAGAGCACGTTCTCTTCTAGACCATTTTGATGTAGAATAATCAGCATAACCGCCTTTAGTTGTCTTGTTAATTCTAAAATCAACACCTTTTACAAAGTCAGTTGGTAACTCTTCCATTTCTGGATCAAGTAACGCACTTCTGATAATGTTAAAGATTTGAGGGCCAATAATAAATCTTCTAATTGGATTCTCTGGTGTTGCGTCTTCAGATAACGGATTGTTGACAACAAAACCTTGGAAAATATAACTTTTCTTTTTCCAATATTTTCTTCCCATATCTTCCATGCTTTTGTCTTTAAACCATGGTCTAACTTCTGTTAGAACTGGACAAGTTTTTCCATACATTTCCATACAAGGAACTTGTACTGTAACTGGTCTTGAATCAGTTTGACCTTTAACACCTGCGAAAGGTAGTTTGATCATATTTCTTTCAGTCCAGAAAAATGTATTGCCTTGATCCTTATCTGGTAAGAATCTAACAACTGCTTCTGAGCCTTCTGATATATTCCAGTGTGGGTAGATGGCGTTGTCTCCGCCTGTTTGTGAACCTGAGCGATTAGGTTCTTGGGATTTTAACTTCGCTCTTATTTCAGCCAATGTAGCCATAATGTAAGCCTCCTATTTTGCCTATGTTTGTTTTTAATGTGCCTAAATGTATATCACACATTACGTATAATATACTACTATATTTATGAAATGTCTACTACTATTATTGGTAATTTGCTAATTGAGTGATTCTAGTAATTTCTTCTTCAACGCCTGCGATGTTTTGTGCGTTGTCACTATCTACTTTGGCTTTGATTGCTTCTACTATTTTAGTTCTTGATTCTTTTAAAGATTCTTTTGTGTCAACAGGACCTATGTCTTTACCCCAATTTGGATTTGTTTCAGCATCTGCTTTTTGTTGTGCTATGCCTTGATCAATTCTTTCATCTTTATCCATTTTTAATTTGTTAAAGTTTTTTGAAAGGTAATGCATAGCCAGTTTGCTGTCTTTTGTTTTATATGCTGAAGCACCATCTTTGTCTAATACGTCATAAACTGTTTTACCATCTTGCTCGTCTTTGTACATAGACACATAAGGTTTGATATCTTCAAAAGTTAAACCTTCTAATTGGTTTCTAAAGTCATCATCTAAATAGTCATCAAATTCTTCTGAGTTCATAAAGTCTTGCCAAGTTTTAAATTTTGATTGTATTTCTTTACTTGATGCCCACATACCTTGTGCCGCATCTGCTCTTTCAGATTCCGGAGAAGGATCGCTTTCAAATCTTGCTGGTTCAGTATCAGTAGATGGTGTATATTTTATTGGTTCACCCGGTTTCTTTTTTGCGTGAAGATCAGCAATTTGTTTTTGTCTGTCTGCTTTAAACTGTTTAGCCAATTCTACGTGTTGATTTGCTTTAAGGTTTCTAACGTCTAGACCTTTTTTTGCTAACCATGATTGATAGTCATCTCTAGCATATTCGTTTGTTATACTATCAACCCAACTTTCAAATGCTTCTGTTTCTTTTGCTTTTCCTTTAATATCTTTTTTAGCCTTAAATTCTGCTGGATCAATTTCTTGAGATGCTTTTTCATATTTTGCTACTAATGCTTTTGCAATATCTCTGTTTTTTCCTGCGTCTGGATCTTTAGGATCAAAAGGCATTCCTGTTTGACTCATTTGGTCAGCAACTCTAGAAGCAAAGTTTGCCACTCTGTCTTCGTCAGGTGTATTTGTTAACATTCTACTTGCTATGTCTGACAATGTTGTCATAATTTTTGTATCTTCTGGACCAGCATTTTTAGGTATCATTCTTTTCTCGTCTGGCATATTTTTATTAAGCAATATTTTGCTGTCTGGATTTGCTAAAAACTGTTTAACAACCATTGCGTGATCAACAGCCGGTTCAATTGGTGCATCAATCGGTTCATCACCTGGATCTAATTCTGTTACTGGTGCTTCTTTTTCTCTTTCAAATTCAGCCATTATTCTATCAATAATAGGAAGTGCATCTTCTACTCTGTTGTCTAAATTTTTAAGTGTAAATTTTTCTCTTAATTTGTTTACAGTTTCATCATCTAATATTTGGTCTTCTGCTTTTTTAAAATCTTTAGATGCCGCTTCATAGTGAGATTGTTTTGATAAATTTTTCATATACTCTCTTAAATTTTCCAAACTTAATTTTGTTTGTTCAATAATATCACCTGCATTATCATTTAATTGATCTTTGTGTGAAACATATCTAGAAAATGAATTTAATTTTGCAATATCTTCTGAAGTTTTAATTATGTGTTCGCCAAATTCATCGTGTGGTCTTCCACCGTTTGCAACGTGTCTTGTCATTGCTCTTGCACCTGCTAGGTGTGTTAATGGATACTTAAATCTTTCACCGTCTTCATTTTCAATATACAATGATTCAATTCTTCTTGATCTTGAACCAGGTATAGTTTCGTCAACTTTGCCAGTGTGTCTAATTATTAATCTTGTTTTATCTAAGTTTTCGTATGATCTTCTTGCCGTACCAGTTAAACCTTCTGCTACTGCTTCGTTATTTTTTTCTTTGTTATTATTCTTTTTATCTTTATCAAATAATGTCATATCGGTATCAGTAGGAACTGGTGATAAATCTAATTTTCTTTCTTGTTCAGGTTTAACTTGCTTTCCCACCTGTGCTCCGGCATACTCGTTAACACCTGCTAGTTTAGTAATTCTGTTTAGTTCTTCCGACATCTCATCAGTATTTACCGTTTGATTCGTATCTGCGAGATTTTGATAATCCTGCTTCGTTAGGTTCGATTTCGTTATATCTCTTACATCAAAACTTAATTGATGTTCTATAGCAAAGTCTTTTA